CCAGTCTCCACGAGGGAGAGGTTGGTGTCAGACATTCAGTTTTCCTTTAGTTGTGACGGGAGTCGTTCAAGCGAACGAACCGGGGTCTTCCTGCGCGTCTGCCGCCATGATGTAGCGGTCCAGCACGTTGCGGATTTCATCGATCGCCAAAACCATCTGCTGGTGGCGAAGAATTGCTGTCTTGTCGTCGGCGTTGGCCACAACCAGCGCTTCAATTTCATCGGCGCGGATATCATCCAACGCCTTATTCAATATCGGGTCGCTCTTGAGCCTTGCGGCTTCCTTGGCGAGGTGGTCGCTCGTCATGCGACGGTCTTAACGTCCACCTTGGCGCCCGCAGCCAGTGGCCCCAGCAACGCGCTGTCGAGCCCGGCAGGGACGCCGATCCCAGCCGTGGTCGCCGAGGTAGCCGTCACCGCCTGCGCGTCTGGTGTGCTTCCGTAGGCCGTCAGGATGGCCGTGGTTTCGGTATTGAGCACAATGGCGAACTCTCCAGCCTCGGCCGTGATCGTTGACGTGCTCGGGACGGTCAGGACTTCCTTCTTGCGGATGACGCCCGCAGCAGCCGCCCCGGCCCCGGCGCTGACCGCCTTCACGAAACAAACAACTGCGCTCATGCTACGGTCTCCGGTTTGGCTTTCGCCGCTTCCATTTTCTGTTCGTGGGCCTGCTGGCCCTGCGCAACCTTGAACACGCCGGCCTCCATCTGCTGGCGATGCTGCTCGGCCTGCTGCGCCATTTGCTGCTGTTGCAGTTCGCGCTTCATCTCAAGCTCGGCCATCTTCAGTTCGCGTTCGAACTGGAACTCCATGATCGCGAGTTCCTTCTTGAACTCGAAATCCTGCTGGGCCTGGATCATTTCGGCTTGCGTCTTCTGGTTCTGCGCCTCGATGTCGGCTTGCATCTGCACAGTTTCAATCTGTGCCTTGCGCTCGTCGGCCTGCTGAGCAAGCTGCGCGTCTTGCTGACCAAGCTGGAGCGCTGTCTGTGCCCTCACCTGCTCGGCCTGCATGGCAGATTGAGCCTTCATCTGCTCTTTCTGCATCTCAGGATCGGGCCGGTTAGCCGCCTCCTGCTTCATCTGCTCAAGCATCTCGGGCTTGATATCGAGGTAGAACTGATCCGGGTTCTTGATGCCGGCGCTCTCGGCCAGCTTCGTTGCCGTCATGTTGATCTTGGGCACCATCTCAAGTGCCTGAGCGGAGAAGCCGCCCTGAGCTAGCCGGTCGGTCATCGCGATCTGGACGTTGAGGATCTGGTTCAACATCGCCATGTCGCGGTCGCGCGAGCCGGTTCCGAGGCCGATATTGATCGTCGCGTCCATGTTCGCATTCCAGGAGCGCGGGTCCATATCCACCCACGTATCACGGAGGCGAATGGTTCGCGGGCGGTCCTGATGTTTGACGATCAGCTTGAGAAGCTGCCGAAACACCCGGCGCCAGCCCAACTCGGCTTGGTTGCGGGCGATCAACTCAATCTGGGAATAAGCCGCGTCTTTGGTGTTGTTTGCCGCAGTCGCGGTTTGATTTTGCAGTGCCTCGGGGTCCAGCGCCATTGTGGAGCGTGACACGCCGGTACGCATCTCGCGAACCTGGTCGAAGTGCTGAAGCGCCAGCAACGCCTTGTCGCCGATATAGGGAATCTGTATTGGCGTGATGGGGGTTACAGTGCCCTTCTTACGCCAAACCGTCCCGCCAAACCTCGGGCTTCGCAACATCTCCGGGTTTGTGACCGACCCCTCCTCAGCCTCCGTCATCGGGTTGTTCACCCAATACGTGTTATCCAAGAACTGCCGAGTTACTACGGTCTTAACCCGCTGGATGTCGTTCGTGTCATCAAATACCGAGCGGGCATCCCAACGGTGCGGGATCGGTTCACACGGGATGTCAGAGAACGGCACGTCATCGTCCCAGACTTCCCAATCCAACAGCTCGCCAGTCCCGCCAGCGCCCGCATAATAAGCCCTGACAGACTCGGCAACGCCGTCGCCATCAACATCCGCTTCAACGTAGCACTCGAACAGCTCAATCAAGAGCATGGAGTCGTCGCCGACGTTGTTGAACGTATTGGTCCCGTTTTCGTCCCGCGCTATGCGCTCCTGACGCATTGAAGAGAATCGATCAACCGGCAGAGCTTCGACCTTCTCACGGTCAAAGCCCATCTCGATCAATTCAGAGCGTGTTACATCGCTACGGTGAGCGCAGAAGCGGCGCTTTTCAATGCTCGTGGCTTCCCGGTTAATCAGGAAGTCTTCCGGGTTGATGCACTCGACACGAAGGCGACCGGAGCTGATAACTCGCTTGACCTTCACGTCGTAGGTCGCGATTGGCGTCTCGATCATCTGGCCGGTTGGACCCGGCGCCATGATAACCTGGGGCTCACCCTGCTTTTGGGCTACAATCTCGACGCCCTGATCCATCATGAGCATGGAAATCTGCTCTTCGGTCAGGCCCGAGTGTTCCGAATACTCGCACTCTTCCTTGTCGTCCCAATAGTGCTTGATGATCCCGTTGCCGAGCAGCAACGAATCGTGGGTGGCATCCCACATGATCCGGTAGCCGGGATTGTCCTTCATGAAGACGTAGTTGACGTAATCCGTCGCCTGTTTGGCGAACTCTTCGTCGTTCGGTTTCTCGGGCTCATAGATCGCCATGCGGTCGGAGGCCGTGAACACCCGAATAATACCCGGCAGCATCCAGCCGATGGTGTCAGCAACGTCCTTCGACACGACAGAGGAGCGGCCAGCCATTGCCGGCGTGTCGGTCATCTCGCCGCGGAGATATTCGAGCGCCCTGGTTCGCTTCTGAGACAACTCTGTCTGGTCGTAAGTAAGCGAGGCGCTGATTTCCTGGGACAGCAGGCCCTTTAGCCTGTCGTCGTCCATCCTCTCGACGGGATCAGACAATCCAGTCTTCCTCGGGCTCAGTCACAATGGGCTTGCCGCGCGGGATCTCGTAATCGATGGCCATCAAGCCGAACGCATCCGCGCCGTGTGACGACCAATCATGCTCAGGTCCAAGAAGCGCCTCTCGATCATCATCCGATTTCTTTTCATGATACCAGCCGAGGGCATCGCGCCCGTCCTGAGTTGATTCTTCGTCAAAATAGATCATGCCGAACACACGGCGGCCGGCCTCTACGCGCTGTTTCGCGGCGCCCTTGCCCTGGTTCGGAATTACTGTGACCGAGTAGCCAGCAGCGCTGAAAGCGCTCTCAAACGACGCATCAATGATCCTGTCATTGGTTGCGCCATCGTGCGGCAAGTAGATATCGGCAACGTCCGGCTTGTAACCCTTGGAGTGCAGCCAGCGGATATGCGCTGCTAAGGGTTGCCCTTGGGCTTCGTAATAGTCACGGGTGCGGATTTCCCGATCGATAAACTGCGTCGGCCACATGGCGAAGGCGTCGGCCTTTGCGCCCGTGCCGCCGATGTCCACATAGATACGAACCCTCAAATTAGGATCGAACGATACGCGCGTGATGCGCTTTTCTTCCCTCGCCTTGCTCAGATACGGCGCGTAGTAAGCGCCCTCGATCGCTGTCACGAAGTCACCACCCCAGACATGCTCGTATTGGTCGGGACGTTTGCTCTTGTCTTCGAGCCTGGTCTTGTTGAGCGTTGACGGAAACCATGGGTTATCCCGCCAGTTCATCTGAACGATCTTGGAATCTGCCGGCGGGTCTTCACGAAACCGCTTGTGCGTCGGGCTCTTTTTGCGCTCCGGGTTCCAGGTTACCCATATCTCGGCGCCCTCTTCACGAACGGTAGGGATGGCCTTCGACCACGCCGATTCCGAAACCGGCTCGGCTTCATCAACCCACAGCAACCGAATCTTCGCCTTGGACTTGATGCTGTCGAGGTTGTGGCGAAGCCCGATGAAAGCGAAATTGATCCGGCCGTCTTTAGTCCGAACGTACTTCTCGCCAACATCGTACTTTGCCAGCAGCCACGGCTCTTCGAAGATGGCCGCCTTGACTTCCGCCAGCGAACTGTCGTCCAGCGAGTTCATGAACTCACGACCGCAGACCACAACACCATCAAGGCCGGCTTCCGCGAACATCAGGCCACGAACAGCAGCCATCTTGGCGAACGTTCTGGTCTTTGCCGATCCCCGCCCGCCATAAGCGCCGCGGTACATCGCCTCCCCGGTGAAGACCGGGACTAGCTTGTCAGGTATCCTCAGTTGTGGGACGGACGCCAATAAGCTCGATTTTTGTGTACGCAACTGGCTTTTCTGGGTCGCCAACATGCTCTTGCGTTACCTTGTCGCCGAATATCTTTGGCAGCGCCTTGGAGAGCATCCATTTGCGAGTATCAACGCGAAGCCTGGAGCGCTGCACATGCTCGCCGTTCAGAACCCAAGATGGATTCTCATCCCCGTCGCCTCGACGCTCCATCCAGTCGTTCTTGCCATCATCGGCGACTTCTAGAAGTTCGTCAGCCATCGCGAGATAACCCAACTCCCTTGCCCGCGTGTATTGCGCGGAAAAGCCCTCGCGGTCATCTAAGGCCCACCCTCGGACGGTACTTTCAGCCGGCATTCCTTCGTCCCGGCAGACTTCCCTAAGTGTTTGGCCATCTGAGAGTTTGCGGCAAATGTCC